TATAACGCAAGCATTCAAGATTCTCCTCCTAGTTTTGCGGGACGTAGAGACCCAACGGCAGCAGTTGGTGATTGGTTTGGGGAAGTATTTTCAGGTGCTGGTCCGACTCCAACACCAGGTATAGGAGTAGGACAAACTGATCCAGCTACTGGGGTACCAGCACTTGTAGGGGATCCAAACGCTTTACAGAACTGGTTAGCAAGTTTGCTTGAAAGATCAACCACAGGCGGTGCTGGTCGCGGGCCAAGAGTAAGACGTTAATGCCCTGGAAACAAGGACAATCGGGTAACCCTAGAGGTAGACCCAGGAAAAGTCAGAAGTCAATGGCTCAATTGCGGAGCCAGATTAGCGAGCATCTGCCTGATGTTATCGAAGTTCTGGCTAATGCCGCTAAGGAAGGAGATGTACAGGCAGCACGGATACTGGTAGAGCGGTGTGTACCGTCTATGCGGGCACTAGACCAGAATATTAATGTTAACGATTCTGTGCGTGGCATCTCTGATGAAGAGTTGTTAGGCTTAATGAATGAATTTGAACTCGGCACGGAGACTAACTAATGGCTTCAACAATCACATCGGGGACGGTAACGGTAAAGTTAACTGAATCAGTATCTTTAAACGGTACTGACTACGGTGCTACGAATACTTTAACTATAGCATCTGTTAACGAGATACAGCAGCGTATAGTAACTGTACCCAATAGCACACTTGTAAAACTATATGATTTTACTGGAATAGGAACTGGGTCCGGCAGTTACGATAGAACAGCATTAAAGTACTTACGTATTACCAATAAGGATGATACTAATAATATTTCTATTAACCTGTTAGGAACTGCAAGTAATACTTGGACAGAACTTACACCAGGTGCATCATTCATTGTATCAACGGGTGTTGGTATCTCTCAAGGTGTGGCGACTGGAACCGTTGGTACACCGACTCTTGAAAACTTAGTAACAGTAACAGCGTATTCTGGCTTAACTAATAATGTTGACGTCGAGTGTTACGCGGCTATGACGTAATGGCACAAATCAATCGAAGACCAGCGGCGGTAAGACGAGCAGCACAAGTAGATCCAACGAGGGGAGCAAGTGGATCACTAGCAGAGTCTTACAGAAGTGATATATTAGGTGCGCCAAGTAAATTCAGGTCAAGCACCTTTGATCCTGATACCGCTACGTTAGATGCATTGAAAGGTAGAAGCGGTGAGATATCCAAAGCTATGGCGCCAGCACCTAAGGAATTAGCATTTTCAGACACTGGTAATATACGAGATGTTTTCCGTTTGCCGTCTGAATCGTTTGATCCAGGAATGCCTTCGTATGAATATGGAGAAGATCGTTGGGGATCACCACCCTTTGGAGACGCTGATACACCTCCCTGGGCAGATGATGGTTTCAATCCAAATAAGGGATATGGTTTCGGACCTGGAAGTGGTGGTATGTTTCCTGGTTCTGGAGGGCCTGGAAGTGGTGGTATGGGTGGTATGCCTCCAACATCATTCATGGATCCTGGCATGATGGGTAAAGCTTTAACTACTGGCCGAATATTAAGAGAGCATCCAGATAAATTTAAAGACGAGGGTGAAGCAGGTGGTAGATTCTTTAATAGAACGCCAGCTATAAAACGTAGAATTGATCCAGGTACAGCTTTTGGCGATATGCCTCCAGGACCAGCGTATGGCGATGCAGGTGGTTATAAATTCTTAGACGAAGCTGATTACTGGGGTAAACCAGATTCTGACACATTCTTCAGGGGCATATAATGGCTAAATTAACCACAGCAAAAAGAAAAGCAATCCCATCTAAAGACTTTGCGGGTCCTGACAGGAGTTATCCTATTAATGATGCTAGTCATGCAAGGAATGCTTTAGCTAGAGTTTCTCAACATGGAACACCAGCATTAAAAGCGCGGGTCAAGTCGGCGGTAAAGAGGAAGTATCCAGGAATCAAACAAGCGGGGAAATCGTAATGCCAAAAGTAGGTGATAAACATTTTGCTTATACAGCAAAAGGAAAAAAGGCTGCTACACAAGAAGCTAAGAAAACCGGTCAAACTGTAACTCACGGGCGCAAGAAAAGCAAAGCTAAACGCGCTTATTAGTTATGGCTGTTATAAAGAACATCCAGCGTGTAATCATGCCGGCTGCAACCAAAGGTATGCCGGAGGTTATTGATTACGTTGATCAGATTCCATGGAGCACGGGAGCTGATGTAGTTGTATTAACCGATGCTGGATACTTCTACACGAAACTTGGCGCTAATGAAGCGGTTATGGATGTAACGATAAACGCTACTGACTTAACAATTTCTTCTAGCTCATTGGCTGCTGATATCGATGATTTTCCAGCTACTGGTTATTTAATGATAGAGACAGAGGTAATGTATTACAGTGCTAGAAGTGGTTCTGGTGGTACGTTTACGATCCCATCAACAGCTAGCCGAGGCGTTTTGGGAACCACAGCGGCAACTCATACAGCTACTCAAGATATCAAAGAAATATTACGCGGGGTTATAAACCGCATTGAGTATAACACGGATTCTGGCTTTATCAATGTGTGGTCAACAACTACGCAGTACACGGCCGCTGTTGGTGCAACTTCTATTGTTTTGTTTTCTATCCCAGAAGATAATATTTCTATGATAGAGATTACGTAACGATGACATTATCTACTGGTATAACAGAAACTGTATTCCCTGCTGTTGGCAAAGGAATGCCTGATGTTATAACGTATCTTGATGAGGTTCCTTGGTCTACTACTGCTGATGTAAAGCCGTTGAAAAAATCGGTAATGACGCCAATAGATGATGGTTCTTTCCCTCCTTCAGCGCTTACAAATCCAACTACGCCATATCTATTCTTTTCCAAAACAGGGTGGGAAGGCGATCTAGACGTTGGTATAAACGCTACAGATTTGACAGTGACCTCTGCTGATTTAGGCGTTACCATGCGCCCAATAGTGTTTATAAATGGACCTGTTGAGTGGACTCCTTTTACTGGCCAAATACCGCAGCAATTACCAGAATCATTAGGACCATTCATGATGATCGATGATGAGATTATGCGGTATGAAAACCCGCGCGCTTCATTAGTTGATGCATGGACTGGTATTTTTTATTATTATCCTGAGACAGATGATTTTATAATCCCAAGTGTATCAGAAAGAGGAATGTTTGGAACGACAGCAACCACTCACTTAGCGGGCGCAACTATAAAGGAGTTGATTGTTGGATATATTACAGGAATAGAATACAGTTCTGACAGTGAAATGGTAACAATAAGAACCAATATAATGGAGGAGTTTTGGGGTCCTGAAGTAGGTTATTATTATCCTTTACCAGATCAGAATCAAGTTCCATATTTGTATCGCGATCATCTTGAATCAACACCAAATCCATATGCCTTCTCTGTTCCGCGTAAGCAAGTATCTGTTATGGGTATAGGACAGTCATGAGCTTATCTATAGCCTTAGCCAATGGATTACCAAAAGATGAAATCCGTGCGTTGCTGTTATCAGAAATGCAACGACGCATGGAAGCGCGGAAGACTCGCTGGACAGCACTCGACGGTCCACAGAAAGAGTTTGTTAATAGTGAGCATCCTCATATACTGTTTGGCGGAGCGCGAGGAGGTTCTAAAAGTGTTGGAATGCTTTTAGCGTTTCGTAAGCATGCAGAGAAGTATGGGAAGGAAGCACAGGGCCTTCTGTTCCGTCGGTCATTTCCAGAAACGGGCGAGCTTATCAAGCTAGGCCAGTATGTCTTCGTGCAGGAAGGTTGGGAATGGAAGGTCGGTGAGAGAAAATGGGTCTCGCCCAGCGGGGCTGTGCTACAGCTTAAACATCTTGATGAAGACTCTGATGCTATGAAGTTGCAGGGGTTTTCTGTAACTTTCCTAGGCTTTGACGAACTTGGTAACTGGCCATCGCCAGAACCTATCGATATGCTTGGGGCTACCATGCGTTCTGCTGCCGGCGTACCGGTTCTGTTCAGAGCTTCTGCTAACCCAGGCGGGCCTGGACATAACTGGGTAAAAGAAAGGTACATCGATAACGAGGGTGGGGAATCGATTTTTATCCCATCTAAGATACAAGATAACACTCCTCTGATGGAGAACGACCCGGGTTACATTGACCGGATCAAAAAGAGTGGACCAGAATGGCTCGTTAGAGCATGGTTAGATGGTGATTGGAACATAGCGCCGGGCGCTTTCTTTGAAGGCGTGTGGGATCCAAAGATACACGTAGTGGAACCTTTTGATATACCGTTAGAATGGAAAAGATGGAAATCATACGACCATGGATACAAATCTCCAGCTGGATGCGTCTGGTTCACACAAGACTATGATGGTATAATCTATATCTATAGAGAACGTTATTGGAGCTCTAAACCTAACAAAGGTAGTGAATCCCCAATAGAAGAAATAGCAAAGGACATTATTGATGCAGAGAGCCAAGAGAAAAAGCTTAAGATTAAATTTAAGAGCAATGTTGCCGATTCTGCGATCTTCATGCGTGACGGTCGCCATAAAAGTGTTGCAGACGTATTTGCTGATTATGGTGTTATTTGGGAGGCTAGCGCGAAAGGTCCAGGATCTAGGATACAAGGTTTACAGGAAATTGTTGATCGCTTGGCTAACGAGAACCTAAAGGTTTTCAGTACTTGTAAACATTGGTTACGGACCGTGCCTTCTCTACCGTCCGATCCAAAGAGGGTAGAGGATATAGATACGAGTGCAGAGGATCATTTATTTGATGCGACTAGGTATGGATTGATGTTAAGACGGGCTAGAACTATGAAACCCAAACCTAAGAAAAAGGGTCCAAAACCATTTACGCTGGAGTGGTTAGACAAAATAGACGAAATGTATACTCAGGATGAACCATGGATAATTTAAATATACTAACAGATGATCCTAGCTTAACAACTGGTATATCGCCTGGTGCTAAGGGATTATTGAAGAAATTTCAACAGAACGTTGAACTATCTTACAAGAAATGGAAAACCAAGTATAAAGAAATAGAACACGCTCGTAAGTATGCTTTAGGTCGTATGAACGAACGTACTCAGATAATGACTGAAACGCAAGCGTTGTATGAGGGTGGGCGTTTAATAAAAGGCAATATTATTCATGCCACACTTCAAGGTTTGATACCATATATATATGCGAAAAATCCAGAAATAAAAATCAGACCACAAGAGTATGTTGAACCGAGCGGTTACGAATATCGCATTGCAGATCTATTTGGGCAAACATTGCAAATAGTTTTAAATGAATCGTTGCAAAGAGCAGAGTTAAAAAAGATCGCTAAACAAGTTTTAAGATCTTGTATGACTAGTAAAATTGGTGTTGTGAAAGTTACTTATCAACGTGATTATTATAAAGATCCTTTGGTTAGTAGACAATTCAATGACGCACAAGATAGTATTGCCAAAATGCAAAATGATTTGCAAACATTGATGTCCAACAACGAAGATACTTCAGATAAAGAAGCGTTGATAGAAGAAGTACAAAATACCATGACCGCCTTGCAAGATCAGGTAGAAGTTCTACAAAGAGAAGGGTTAAATCTTGGTTTTATTAGACCTGAAGATTTTAGAATGGATACTTCACTGGACACATTGCAAGATTATGACCAAGCTAAATGGATGGCTAATGTTACTTGGATGACACCATCGGATGTTATGGAGCGTTTCCAACTAACCAAAGAAGAGGTTGAAAAGTTTACTGTTTATCGACGCACACAAGATGGTATTTTAAATCGCTTGAGAAGGGATGAGACTTGGAGCAGTAATCAAACGGAAGATGTAAACTTGGCTATGGCAGTTTGGGAGTATTGGGATAGGACAACTCAAACAGTATATACTTGGGTAGAAGGTTGCGAGAAGTGGGTAAAAGAACCATTTGCGCCAAAACGTATGGGCGATGTATTTTTTCCGTACTTTATTTTAGGTCTAAACTGGATAGACGGACAAGAGTGGCCAATATCAGAGACTGAATTATTGATGTCATTACAAGACGAATATAACACAATAAGGTCGCAACAAAGTAAGCACAGAGAGTTATCAGCTCCATTTTTTGTTGCTGATGCTTCTCGCGTAAACTACGAAGATATTGAGGTTTTTAGTAACGCATCCATTGGAGAGATAGCACTCATTAATGCTTCAGGTCAAGATGTAAGATCTGTGTTTCAACCATCTAACCCTCCACCAATGAATCCAGCTGTTTATGATACTACGCCGTTAAGAGTAGATATGGAGTGGATTAGTGGTTTGGGTGATGCTCAGCGTGGCGGGGTCATGCGCGCTAAGACAGCAACAGAAGCTAATATTCAACAAGCTGGTTTAGCAACAAGAGTGCAAGAAAAAGTAGATATAACCGAAGATTGGTTAAAGAAAATAGCTTGGTTTGCTGCAGAAATCCTATTGCAAGAGATACCACCTGAGAAAGCCCAAGAGATCGCCGGTCCTAATGCTTTTTGGCCTATACTTAATAAACAACAACTGTATGATTCTGTATACTTAGATATTGCTGCTGGTAGTACGGGAATGCCAGACACCGATTCTGAACGCATGAGGTGGACGGAATTAATGCCGTTACTGATGCAAGGTATACAATTCGTGCAGCAATTACGCCAAATGGGTATTCCAGATCAATTCAACCCATATATACAGTTGTTAGAGGAAACCTTTAAGCGGTTTGATGAAAGAATAGATATTGCTAAGTTTTTGCCACCTATTCCACAAGAAATGCAGACTTGGATGATGCAAAACCAAGCTATGCAGTCGGCAATGGGACAATCACCTGGTAATGCTATGCAACCACCGCAGCAAGCGCCTCCTCAAGAAGTGAATGAAGCGGTTAATGCGCCAGAGAATAGGACGAATCAACGTCTTAGAAATAATAATCGCCAACCATAGGGAGAAATGTAATGGCAGAAGAGCAAAAGGAGATGACTAACGCTGAAATGTATGATGATACATTGGAAGTGTTGGAGAAAGAGTACGAAAGCATGCAAGAGGAATCCACAGAGGAGGTAGTCAATGCAGCAGACAGTACAGAATCAAACGAACAACAGGTTGCTGAAACTCCCACGTACAAAGAAGCTGAGGCAGCACAGCAAGAACCCAGCGACACAGAAGATGATAGACAAGAGACACCAACAGAAACACTTTCAACAAGCAAGGCAGATGAAACAAGGTCGGACTTAGACCCGGAAGATGCAGATCTTTATGGAAATTTAAAACCTAAGGCTCAAGAACGTTTTGAACATTGGATCAACAAGGCAAAAGACTTAGAGTCACAAAATCAAGAATTATCGGTATCTAAGGAGTTGCAAGATTACATTTTAGGGTCTGGTACTAACCCACAACAGTTAAACTGGTCATTAGATATTTTTAATAATTTAAATTCTGGTGATTACAACAAGGCTGTTAACGCATTGAAATCATTAGATACATTTGCCGATCAAATTGGTGAGAAGTTAGGTGTCAATTCTACTGGTAATGAAGATGTGAATTATAATGATTTTCAAGATCTAAGTGGCGCAGTAGAAAACTTAGAGATGAGTGAGGAGTGGGCGAATAAATTAGCTTCACAAAGGGTGGCAGAGAGCGCGCAAAACCAAGCTCAAAGTGATTTCACACGTATGACACAAGACCATAATAATTATCAAGCAGCATATACTGGCGCTGCTAACAACGCATACCAACAAATATCGCAATGGGAAAACCAAGTAAAAGAATCTGACCCTGACTACGCTTTAAAATCTGAAGCTATGCAGGAAGTTGGTAGACGATTAGCACAGACTCAATTTCCACCGCAAGATTGGTTACCCATGTTACAAAACGAGTATAATGTATTGAGCGAAGGCATGAAAATAGCCGCGCTACAAAATGGAAACGCTAGTAGATCAGCCAGGCCCCTAGCACCTGGTAGGAATAGTGGAGGCGTTGGAAGCGCAGCCGCTTTAGAAACCGCGGAAGTAACGCCTGAGTTTTTACAGGCTCATCTTGACGCGATGCACAATTAACAGGATTAGATGATAACTGGATTCATCGCCAGTAGCACGCATAGGCCTTCGTGTCGCCAACCCTGTTCCACATAATTACATTCCTTTGGAGGGAAAACAATGGCAACTCAAACTGCTTTAAATGCCAATGATATTACCCAGCTAGGATTTGTAGCTCTTCAGAACTATTTGAAGAATAAACCTATTGACCAGGTTGCGACTGAACGTCCCCTGCTAAAAGCTCTAATGGCAAAGAAAAAGCCTTGGGGTGGCGGTAAAGAAAATATCGTCGAGCAGATTCGTACAGGTTATGATAACAACTTTGAATGGTTTGGCGATACCACTGGTGGCGCCGTTAACCTTTCATCGGCAGTTACTTATAACACCCGTGATACTGTGAGACAGGCTTATTATCCTTGGAACTCGGCACATGACGGTTTCCAGTTCTCAGAAGACTACTTACTTGGTAACGGTATTCTTATTGGTGATTCACAGAGCCCGCGCAATTCAAGCGCTGCGGGTCTTGTACAGCTAACCAACGTCTTCAATGAAGCGATGGAAGTGCTACGACTGGGATTCGAGAAGATCCTCGATCAGTCTTTGCATCTCGATGGTACAATTGGCGTAGGTGGTGGTACTGGGCTAGCTAACAAAGCTCTTAACGGTCTTGACTTTATCGTTCCTTGCGTATCCCATACGGGTACGGTTGGTGGTATTGCTCGAGCCGGTAACACCTTCTGGCGTAATCAAATCGATATGGGTGCTGGCCTCAATGTGACGGCTGGTGCTGCGTATGGTAATGGTTATCCAGGAGCGACTCTACTTGGTGCTATGCATACGATGTGGCGCGCTTGTCAGAAGAATGGCGGAAGTCCGAACTTCATTCTGGCTGGTACTGATTTCATTAAGTCTTTTGAAATCGCTGCAGATGCAAAAGAGTCTCGTTACGCTGTACAACCTGGCTCCGCCCAGGCTCCTTGGAACTTGGACCCATCACTTGAAATTAAAGAAAGTGGTACTTTTACTGGTCTATTCTTTCAGGGTGTACCCATTATCTGGGATCCGGTGTTTGAAGATCTTGATGGTATTGCTGGCGCGAAGGTAAGTAATGGTTTGTCTGTTGATTGGGCAAAGCGTTGTTATTTTCTCAACACTAACCACATTACGCTTCGTCCGATTCAGGATAATGATATGATCGCTAGGAAGCCTCCTCGCGAGCATACTAGTTATAACTACTACTGGGGCATGACATGGCGTGGTTCGCTAACTGCGAACCGCTGTAATTGTCACGGTGTAATTATGGCGACTGGTGCTTAATGTTGTATTCGGAGGGGGCGAAAGCCCCCTTCGGTTTATTTTCAAAGGGAGACAAAGATGAACATACCTATTTTAAAGGTAATTGTATCAAAAGATCAATTTTCTGCTATTAATAAGATTTTGCCAGCGCATGAATTTCCTATTTGGTTAGCAAATTGGGGTCAAGAAAACCTCGAAATAGTTGGAAAGGCAGAAGAGGTGCACGAGATAGAAAGCATAGAAGAAGAAGTTGAGCGTATGGTTTCTACACACGGCGTGCACAAGTTGCAAGAAGTATTTGGTGCAAGCTACATTGATGGTATCGAAGTTTCTATAAATCGAATTATAGAAAAGGAGAAAAACATAGATGGCAGCACGAACACTGCTAAGTCTAAGAACAGAACTAGCGCAGAGACTAGGGTTTAGTTCATCTGGTTCTGGAGCTATTCTTCAGAAAGATTTACTCAATTCTGCGCTTAGAAGTGGACAAGAACAACTATTCTTTGAATTTGGTGATCTATTAACACATAGAGTAAACGACGTTGAGCCTGGCGCTACCGTGTCAGGCCAGGTTTTATACAACTTTCCAGTTGATTGCGATCCATTAAAACCTCTAACTGTTTCAGTACAAAGAACAACTGGTGGTACTTACTACGAGTTGATGGTTGGCGTTTCTGTAGTTGATCATAATGCTTTACCAGTAATAAATAATACATGGCCTACTAAATACGATATACGTAACGAGGCAACTCATACTGGTATCGTAAAACCAATGATAGAATTGTGGCCAACACCCAACGACGCATATGCTCTCAAATTAGAGTATAATACCAAACTAGGTGATTTTGATGAAGATGGTGATTTAAGTACAATTCACCCTCAACTTATTTTCCTACATGCTCTAGTAAACATGAAGGCGCATTATAATCAATCTGATTATCAAATATATGCAACCCAGTTATATGGTTTATTAGGTCGTATAAAGGCTGTGGGTTTACAAGCTGGTGGGTCTACGAGACGGTATTTCAAAAAGACTCAATCGTTCTCCTTGGATCCAAGTTCATATTGGCCAATTGGTTCAAATGTGACGACACAGATAAACAACATAATTTCCTCACACACATTTATCATACCGGCTACGGGTCTTG